TGCTGGAGTCGGTATCCAGAATGTGGTAGTATCTGTCAACGGCAAAAGAGTCAATATAAACATAGGAAATACAACAGTTGGATTTGGAACGAATGTTACAGGCAATAGATTTAATGTTGCAAGTGGTAGTGTTTCTGTGATATCATGGAACGATATAGATCCAAACGCAACAGGGACATGGGTTCCAATAGACCCATTAAACCCATAGGAGAATTATGGCATCGAGTACATCAAATGATTTAAAACTAGAACTAATTACAACGGGTGAAAAATCAGGTACCTGGGGTACAATTACAAACACAAATTTACAGATATTAGAACAAGCAGCATCTGGTTATATATCATTAGCAGTGGGATCTAGTGACGTTGCTTTATCTTTAGCAAATCACGCTACAGCAAATGGTAAAAATTTATATTACAAACTAACTGGTACATTAAATGCAAATAGAACAGTTACTATGCCAGACTCTTCAGAAAGAGTATTCATAGTAGAGGACGCTACAGCTAGATCATCTAGCAATTACACATTAACTGTTAAAACTGTATCGGGAACAGGTTTAGCTTTACCCATAGGATCAACAACTATTTTATATTCTGATGGTACAAATATTACAGGTAAACTACAAACTAAAGGTTATTATACAGTCCCTGGTGCATACACAGCTGTTAATAATGACCAATTATTAGTTGACACTTCTGGTGGTGGTATAAGTAGTTCAGTAACTGTAACTCTACCAGCCTCACCTGCAATTGGTAATGAGGTTACATTTATAGATAGTGGTAATAACTTCTCTTCTAATAACTTAACTATTGCTAGAAATGGATCTAACATTTTAGGTGCAGCTTCTAATCTAGTAGTCAGTGCAAATGGCTCCGCGTTTACTTTAGTATATGTAAATGCAACTAGAGGTTGGGTATACAAAGACAAAATATAGGGTCTAACATATGGCTCTAATTGATTTTAAATTTAAACCTGGAATCGACAAACAAAATACATCTGTCGGTGCTGAAAATAGTTGGGTAGATTCTGATAATGTAAGATTTAGATATGGTCTTCCAGAAAAAGTTGGTGGTTGGTCGTCTCTTGTAACAGATACAATAGTAGGAGTATCTAGAGCACAACACGCTTTTGTAGATTTAGATGGCAATAGATATGTTGCTATTGGTACAGATAAGTTTTTACTTATATATTTTGAAGGTCAGTTACATGACATCACACCACTTAAAACGACTTTAACATCTGCAACCATTGCAACTACAAATAATTCACCTACATGCACAATTACAAAATCTACTCATGGTTTATCTATTGGAGATATTGTACAATTAGATAATGTTACTTTACCAGGTGGCACAGGTTTTAGTAATTCTGATTTTGAAGACAAGAATTTTCAAGTTATAACAGTGCCTACAACAAGTACATTTACAATTACACAGACTAGTAACGCAGGTGCAACTGTATCTACAGGTGGTAGTTTAAGTATAAAACCTTTTGAACCTGTAGGCCCAAGAGCACAATCATATGGTTATGGTTGGGGTATTGATACATGGAGCACAGGTAATTGGGGTGAGGCAGCTTCTGCATCAAGTGTATCACTAGAACCTGGATTATGGTCGTTAAGTAATTTTGGAGAAGTATTAATTGCAACAGTTGCAAATGGTAAAACTTTTACATGGAATGCTGGGGCAGGATCACCCTTAACAACAAGAGCATCTACAACAACAGCTAATTTTCAAACAGGTAGTAATCCTACTGCTACAAGAGTAACTTTAGTATCTCCAACAACAAGACACTTAATACACTTAGGCACAGAAACAACTATTGGAACTACATCAACACAAGATGATATGTTTATAAGATTTTCTGATAGAGAGGCTATTAACACTTACACACCAACTGCTACTAATACAGCAGGTTCTCAAAGACTACAGGATGGTACAAAAATTTTAGCTGCAACAAAAGCTAAAGAAAATATTTTAATTTGGACAGACAATGCTTTATACACAATGAAATTTGTAGGAGCACCATTTACATTTGGTTTTGAACAGGTTGGTACAAACTGTGGTATTATAGGTAAGAACGCTGCAATTGAAATAGATGGTGCCGCTTTTTGGATGTCAGCGAAAGGTTTCTTCTTATTTGATGGTACAGTAAAATCTCTTCCTTGTTCTGTAGAAGATTTTGTATATGATAATTTTGATACAACAAAAGG